TCAATCAGCTACATGTGTTCCTTTGATAAACCCGAACAAAGATCTAAAGGTGGGGAAACATAGCAAGACACAAGCACAATGCCCTGAATGTAGCTCAACGATACACAAAATCGTTGCAACTCACATCTTTGATGACGGCACAAGATTACGTCGCAAACACTGTCAAGATTGCGGCGCACGCTTCTACACAGCGCAACCTATCGAACACGTATTAAACCCAGGTCAAGTTACATGGATTAGAGAAGATAAGACGAAAAGAACGTCTTACCCTGTATTGCACGGAACTTTCAGCACTCAATTCAACGCTACAAACACGAACAACCAATGACAGACTTTGATTACATGGATCGCTTTCAACTGACGGAAGCGATGATTAGATACGGTGGCGGTTTCTACCAGAAACTAGCAGCCGCTATGCGATCCGCTGATGCAGGAAACTTCCAACGAATCCTCACAGCATTTCCTGAGATTCTTGAACAATACGGTCCCGAATCTCGGTTCTATAAATCCGCCAAATCAATCACAGATGACCCGACTTGGCCCGACCCAAAGTAAATCTCAAACCCGTGGCTCAACCATTCAGCCCACGCCGCTTATGTAAAACCTTAGCTGTGTGGTTACTTCAGGGCGCGGCTTTTGTGGTGGGATTCTGCACCGCAATCGCCGCGTCCATTTATGTATCTCATTCAATCGACAAGAACCTTCCGCCCCCTTCACACAAATCACAGTAGGATTAAAGGTCATGCGCGTTACTCTGATGATTATTGGCGTTTTTACTGGGGCTCTGCTGGGCCTGGCAGCCGTGCAATCTAGCCAGAATCGAACCGTGGAGGAAAGTTGTAACCCTGAGACGCACAAGGTTGTCTACATCCGAAACGCGATTGTAGACCAAGCTGTGTGTGTTAAACCAGAGCACTCCTATTTATTGCCTAGAGTCATGTGATCCTAAGCGCCGCACAGAACTGTAACTAATGTGATTGCCCAGCGAAAATTACGTTAAGTTAGTGCTCTATAGAAGAAAGTATTGAAATTCTATTTATGAGCGGCTGAGCTTTCTTTACAGCACCTTAAAGAAACGTCTAAAGGAAGGTGATGCACGATACAGAATGGTACAGTACCCAGGTCAATCCAACTCACCGATGACAACGTTGAAAACTCCTCAGCGAGAATTCGACATCTTCACCAAAGAAGGTGGAGCGTGGCACTTTGCCGAGCGGATTCAAGCGACAACGCTTGATGAAGCTAAAAACATGTATCTAAGGCAAAACCGTAGACTTGCTGTGTGGGAGGTGACTGCTTACCCCAGAAAGTAGTCCTCGCCACGGCGGGACTGGCTGTCCATCTGTGCTCCCTTGCCGGGTGTGCGTGGGGTTCGATTCCCTCACCGCCGATCACCTAGCTATCTAGGGCACTTGTATGGTATGATGAGCCAAGGCGGCACCGGCCTTTAACGCGGAGCATTCTCTTCACAGAGTATCCACATGATTACCTCCAATCAACTTTACGATCTCGGTCTACTTGCGGCTCAGAGCTTCAACGAATACGACCTTGCGTCTGTTGCTCTCGAAGAATCTTTCGGCACGGAGCATAAGGCGACCAAGGGTAATCTTCTCCGCGATGTAACGATCGCTGAGAAGGAGGGACTCGATCTCTCTGTATTTAGTGGAGCGGATAGCCGCTTTAAGTTCCCCGATTTCAATACGAACATTGTCGTTCGTATCTACAAGGAACCGACTCCCCACGCCAAACTTGCCAAACTTGCTGCGGCAGTTGAGGCTAAGGAAGCTGAGCTGAAAATCGCCAAGATGAAGCTCAAGCACGCAACGGAGGAACTTATTGCCAAGGGCGAGTGTGATGAAATCACTGCTCGCGTTGGTCTTGCTTTCACTCGTCTCTCTAAGTAACTAACAGTCATGACCAGCCACTACCTGCTTTCCTGCTCCATTTCGGCCAACATCCGTCAATCAGTTCAGATCAAGTTTGACGATCTTAAACTTCCTCAATCGGTGATTGATACGCTCGTCAAGAGCAACACCGTCAGCATTCGCCCTCACCTGAGCAATGCTCTCAAAGAAGAACTTGATTCGCTGCGCGTACTTCAGCGCGAACTGTATGATTCTTACTGCATTCATTACGGTGACTGCCACTTTGTTACTAATAACTACTTTGACAGTGCTAACAAGCTGATCAAGTGCATTAAGGCAGAAGCTAAAGAAGCTAACGAACGTCTTGCTCGTTTGTGGGAGTCTGAGTACACCAAATGGCAGGAGACTACTGGTAACATCCTGCGCCCGCTGTTCTCTGATGACGCAGAGTTTAACATTGCGTTCGCGGCATACATGAGGATCTTCCCGACAAAGGAAGAGTATCGTGCGCCCATCAGGGTCTCGGTCCTGGGTCCGTTGCCTACCACGCTGGCCAAGGTCGATGCTCCGGTTAGTGGTGACATCGAAAGCGTTATCGCTTACGAAAACAACATCAACACCGCAGGAATCCTGCAAGCTGCAAAAGCTCAGGCAGCAGATAGAGCTCTCATGATGGGAGCCGAACTGATTGACGATCTTGATTGCCGTGGGGCAGACAAGGTAGGCAAGCAGCAGGTCGGTAGCGAGAAGAAACGTGGTTCCTGGGAGATTACAGCTAACAAGCTGAAGCTCATTGCCGACTCAGTTCCAGGTTTTGAGAATCTTGCCACGCTGGCTACTGAACTTCTCGAAACTGGTAAAGACATGGGCGCACCTGCCGCTCAGATTCGCACCAAAGCAACAGAGAAGTTCTACCAACTTCAGGACACAATTAAGGCAGAGCTTGAGCAGATCTGTAACAATCGGGACTCCTCTCGCGGACTAGAGAAACTCAAAGAGTCTTTGTCTCTGTCTAACAAGTACAAACAACTCTGCGAGCGGATCAAGACTGCCGAAAACTCTAACGTCTTGAACCTCCTCACTCCTGAGGTCAATCTTGAGCTTGATGTTTACGAACAGCGGGCCAAGCATCTTCGCAAGCTGCTGAATCAGCGTAAAGAACTGATTCAAGCTGCAAGCGGCGAAGGTCTGGACGACCTGATCGCTGAGATCACGGAAAAACCAGAAACTGAACCTGACTTCTGATGGAGCGTAAGGTCTGGGTTATTCAGTCTGAGCAAGGGTTCCTCAAAGACATCAACGTTTTTACGAGGAACCCTGAGGATGCAGTAGTGTTCTCATGCTTACAGTCTGCTTTCGATAAGTTCATCGCAATCAGCGGGGCCTTGAACAGCGAATGCTGGATCAACTCGGCCCTACTTTCTTTCCCACGGCAACAACCCTACATTCACATTCACGACAAATGAACGACACTCTCTTCGCCAAGCTTCAGAACTTTCGAGTTGCTCTCAACAATGCACACCTAGAACGGTCCAGCATCATTGATGGTCTGCTTGCAACGATTATCAGCAAGCAAAACGCTTTCCTCCTGGGTCTCCCCGGTACAGGTAAGTCCGATCTGATTCGGTCGATCTGTTCTGGCATCGAAGGCGTTAACTACTTTGGTTATCTTCTTAGCCCCACTACTGATCCTTCCGAACTGTTTGGCCCCGTAGCAGTGACCAAACTTCTCAACGATGAATACACCCGTGATGTTGACGGCTACCTGCCTTCCGCACACGTAGCGTTTCTCGATGAGCTGTTCCGTGGTAGCTCTGCCATCCTCAACTCCCTGCTGACTCTCCTCAACGAACGGACGTTCAACAACGGCAAGCAGACAATCACCACGCCGATTCAATCCATCGTTGCCGCTACAAATAGTTGGCCTGATGAGGAGTCGTTGCAAGCTTTCGGTGATCGCTTCCTGTTCCGACCGACTGTTGACTCGCTGCAAAAGCCTTCCTCTAAAGACAAGCTCGATAAGTGGGCGCTAGGCATCAAGGCCAGACCGGAGGTCGGTGTTCACTTGAGTCTTGAGGATCTTAAAGCCCTACAAGAGGAAGTACATAGCGTAATGATCCACGAGAACTTTATAGAAAAGTTCTCGAATGTGTGTGAGCTTCTCGATCAGCGCAACATTCGTATCTCCGATCGGCGCCGCGTGCAGATCCTTAAGTTCCTGCGGGCTTGGGCACTTGTACAGGGCGACGACATGATCTTCCCTGAGCATCTTCACGGCTCACTGGTTCACATCGTTTACCAAACTGAGGAAGACAAATCAACCGTACAAGAGGTTGTCGATCAGGAAGTCCCTTCCGCATCGAAGATCTTTGGCGATGGCAAGAGGGCAGCCGCTGCTCTCATGAATGACTTCATGGCTGAACGTTCCAAACTCGCTAACACCGACAGAGGACTCGGTACACTGAATGACTTCGTACAAAACCTTGAGCGCAGCTACAAAGACATCTGCGTTGTGTACAACAAGATCAATGAGATCTTGGATAGCAACCGCATTAAACTGACAGCGGCTGAACGCAGCCGGGGCGTCAAGTTGCTTCAACAGATCGAAGCACACAAACAAACTATGGCCTTCTCTCTCAGCGAAATCAAAGGTAAATGATCATGAACACTCGAAGCGAATTCATGCGGCTTGTAAATAACGAGCCGCTGACTCTTTCCTGCTCCCCGATCGCAGACTTCCTTTGGGAAGACTTTGTACGCGAAGCTCGCCCGATCGTTAAGTATCTAGAAACTCAGTACAACATCAAGCAGCTTTGCAGATTCGGCAAAGAAGTATTTGATCGTTTGTACACGGCAGATCAAGTCAACTGGCTGGTCAGCGAGGAAGAGTACGAGGACTTTTTCCGTGCTAAGTGCAACGGTGAGTCGCCCACGCTGCCGCAGGGTTTCAAACCAGAAAATTCATTCTGGTGGATGTTGATGGGCGAGCTGTCGAATGCGGCAGCGTGGCCTGAGTTGTTGAGCCGATGCGTTGGCGATCAGTTCAACGCAGGCAACAACGCAGTCAACATCATCAACCAACTAGCGGAGGCTATTGAACAAGCCATCCACCAGCAACAACTTGATCACAAAACGATCTTCCAAGCAGCACAAGAACTTGAGAAGCTGCGAGAAGAATTCAAGCAAGCCGTAGCTGAAGGTAACGAACAGGCTGCAAACGAGGCAAGGCAGAAAGGTAAGCAACTTGGTAACAAGATTATTGAGAGTGCGATGAACGGACTACAGCCCATCCAGGGACAGCTCGATGAGATTGTCGATAAGACAATTCAGCAGAGCGATGAGCTGAATGATGCGATGTCAAACCTGTGGGGCTCTCAGCCAGGTAAAGGTAAGGACGCCGGAAACCTTGAAGAGAAGCGTCAACTTGCCGCGAAGCTCAAGAACAATCGGAATCTCAAGAATCTGGCAAAGAACCTGGGCGCACTTAAGCGAACATGGATTCAGCGTAAGCGAGCGAAACGAAGCAAGGAAACTTACTCCGCTATCGTCGGCGCCAGATTCAGTAACGACATCACTAAAGCGTTCTCCACTGAACTTGCCCTAGCCAACACAGCGGAGGGCCGCGCATTATTTGCTCTCAAGTATTCACAGAAAACTCTGCTCACAAAAGACTATGAAGCTGATTCTAAAAACCTGAACAAAGGTCCGATCATCATGTACATCGATGTTTCCGGCTCGATGAGAGGCGATAGAGACATCTGGAGTAAAGCTATCGCCTTCATCATTGCTGACGAAGCGCTGAAAGAAAAGCGTGAAGTCTACGTGCATCTATTCGACACACTAATCTCAGAGTCCGTTACGCTCAAAGGAAATCGTAAAAACAATGAGGAGTTGATTAACTTCATTCAGCGTTGGACCTTAGGTGGAGGAACCCAATTCAATGCTGTTATCAGCCACGCGGTTCTCAACCTCAAGAAGCACACACAAACTGACGTTCTTATGATCACAGATGGACATTCGTTCGCCGACTCCATGGCCGTGCGTCGCTTGCAAGCAGCCAAAGCAGAGACAGGCGCACAGTGGGCAACTGTGTGCCTTGAAATGGATCCCCCAGAGGTCTGCTACGAGTTCAGCGACGACGTGTTTCGGGTCGACATCAACAAGCCGGGGGATGCTGTCGATGCCATACAAAAGAGCCTCCGCTAGGGGCTCTATTGACTCACTGCTTGACTTCTGTGGTATCTTTCAGGAGGCTCCTCATCCGGGGCCGCGACAGCCCGTGATCAACCTGTTTTGAACACACTCGAAATGTCTAACTTTCAGTTCACCCTCCAAGATCAACCGATCACAGAAAAGGAGGCAGAGGCGCTTGTATCTCTGTCTGGTTCATCTGATTCCCCAATCAAGATCGAACTGACCAAACTTGTAAAGATTCAAAAGCTGAACACGAAGCAACTGTTCAAGCTGGCGATCGAAAAGAAAGACGAAAACCTTGCACAACTGGCTTACAAGCTTTCGGTTGCTCCGACCGCTAAAGCAATCACATCCACGCAGCGTCGGAATGGGGTTCCACATCAGATTCCCGAGGACAAACTGACAACGGAACAAGTGATTGGAACGCTGTGCCGCACCCGCGCCTTGTGGGTTGCTGGAACTTCAATCATTCTGTGGGCAGTGTACCAAGCTGAAAAGTCTGGCGAAGAACAGACAATTAAAAGTGTCAGCGAACAGTTTGTGAATCACGCATGGTTCGATGATCTCGTGCCTGAGAACTGTGTAATCTTCGACGGGTTTACACAGGCAGCTAGCACCACAAAAGCATGGGAAGCTGTAGTTTCAAAGAAAGATCGCGGCCATCGGGGAACTTACCACGAAGGGCCTGTTTACTCTGGCGTGCGAGCTGGTCTGGCCTGGGCCAAAGCACACAAGCTTATTGAAACGGAAGAGGCAATCTCTTACGGAGCACTGAGCGGTAAGAAGAACACCGTGGCAGATCACACGCAACGGAAATACTACAAGATCCTCCCTACACAGTTCGGAGCGGAGACGATGAAAGAGTGGTCCGACTGTATCGATGTTGCAGTGAACTACTTCTTCACCATGCGGTAAGCGGCTAGCCTACAGACCATCAAGCCCAGTTCGATCTGGGCTTTTTTCATCTTCTTACTATGAACGTCAGCTATTTAAAAACACAGGAAGCAGCGTTAGATGCGCTGGCTGAATTGAAAGCAATCTCAAAACTGTGTGTCGATACAGAAACCACGGGGCTCCAACCTGGGCTAGCTAAACCGCGCCTGATCCAGCTCTGTAACACAGACGCAGCAGACGGCAACAGAACTATTTATGTATTTGATTTATTCAAAACGAGTGTGGTCGATGAACTGAAGGAGCTGCTGGAAAGTCGCGAGCTGCTGATCTTCCATAACGCAAATTTTGACCTTCAGTTCCTGCTGTATTTAGGTATAGATTTTAAAGGCAAGATCTTCGACACGTATGTTGCTGAACGGGTCTTGCGGTCGGGATTCAAAGAACAGAAGGTCAGCCCCAAGATCGGCAAGGTTTACTTTGCAGACGTATCCTGCTCACTGAAAGCTGTAGCAGAACGGCGCCTGGGCATCCTGCTCGATAAGGAGCAACAGGTATCCGATTGGAGCGTAGAGGATTTGTCACTCGATCAGATCGAATACTCAGCCACGGACGTTGACGTGCTGCCGTCGATCGCAGCCGAACAGCTAGCGGAACTGAAGGAAGAGAATCTTCTAGGGGTTTATAGCATCGAGAGCAAGTGCATCCGCCCCGTGGCTCGTATGTGCAGCGTTGGATTCAAGATCGATGTAGGCAAACTTCAAACCCTCAAAGTCAAATTACTTAAAGAGCTGGAAGACAAAACAAATGAGTTTATATTCAGTTTGGATAGGCGTTTGCCTGATGATAGTAAGCTTCCCCGCAACGCTGCTGGAGAGCTGCAGATCGGAAAGAAAGCGAAGAAGGAGTTCAACCCAGGCAGCCCTACTCAAGTAATCAACGCCTTTACACTGTGCGGCATAGAGCTTCCAATAAACGCTTCGACAAAGAAACCTACTTTAAATCAAATCGCACTCGCTGAATTTGACAGTCAAGATGAGACGCTAGAGCTTTATCGGAGTCGAACTAAGATCGAAACAAAGTTGGAGCACGTTGAGAAAATCCTTAGCAACATTCATCCACTAACCCACCGCCTCCACGCGGGCTACAACCAAGTCGGCGCAAACTCTGGTCGATTCACGTCCAGCGGCTCAGGCAAGACAACCAAGAAAGAGGCAAAAACAGTTTTCTCAATCAACATCCAGCAAGTTCCTAGGGATAAAGAGTTTAGACAGTGCTTTGTAGCAAATGATGGCTACAAACTTGTTATATGCGACTGGGCTCAGATCGAATTACGATTGGCGGCGCAGCTCGTCAATATTCCTCAAATGAGGCAGGCGTTCCGCGAAAAGATTGACCTGCACACCATGACGGCAAGCCTGATCTACAAAAAACCGATTGATGAAGTCACCAAGGATGAAAGACAGGACGGCAAAACACTGAACTTCGCCCTGCTATATGGTATGGGGTACAGAAAATACAAGACATACGCAGCACAGAGCGGCAAGATAATTTCGCTGTCGGAAGCGAAGATCGCCCACGCAGCGTTCCATACGGCTTACCCGACGTTGCGAGCATGGCACCAGGAGCGGGCCGATCTAATCCGCGATGGTTGGGCTTACATCCGAACAGCCTGTGGGCGCCGCCGTCTACTTAGTTACGATGATGCAACAATGATGGCTAGCGCTAATACCTTGATCCAAGGTTCTGGTGCAGACATCCTCAAGCTCGCAATCGCTGAACTTGGAGAACACATCACAGATGACGTACGCCTAGTTGCATGTGTACACGACGAACTGGTGCTTGAGGTAAGAGCAGATCAAGCAGAAAAGTATAGAGAAGTATTAGAAAGTATAATGATTAAAGCAGCAAAATTTGTGCTTAAAGACGTGCCAGCAGAAGCAGACGCAAACGTAGGAACGACTTGGGCGGATAAATAAATACGCTCACGAAACTAAAGTGCGGTAAACGAGCGGCCTACCGCTTACAATTTAAAGAGAACGGTTTAGCGCCCCACGAACTCAATGGATGCCACCGCCACGGGATTTGAATACCCGACGATGATTCAACAGTTTTATAATCCCAAATCCTCTCGGGGGAGTCGGTTAGGGCGTGGGACAGACCTGGCCTCGACCATGGTTCAATACGGTTCGGCAGGCGGGGGATCGATCCCGAATATCACTGTAAGCCCTACATTCTCAGATATTGGAAATCCCTTCGTCAGCGCAGGAGGAGGAAATATAGAAGTAGGGGACATTGCTTTACCGACAGGAGGCGGCAGTACAACGGGCGGAACGGGAACCAACCGACCTCGCCAACCTAACCAGACCCCCGGTACTGACCGGCCTCGACGCCCCGGCGGCGGCAGAGAAGGCGGCGGCAGAGAAGGCGGCGGCAGAGAAGGCGGCGGCAGAGAGGGAGTCGGAACCACGCTAAACGTGGGTGCCGCACTTCGAGAAGCAATGAAAAAGGGTCAATCAAAAGACCCGCGTGTAACTAGATCGGAGCTTAAATCGATCTACAAAGAATCCGGTTTAGGTGCTGAGGGATTCAGAGATTTTCTCTTCGACGGCGAAGTAAAGCAGACAAAGAAAACACCGCTGGGTGATAAAGCCTATGACTTCTTAAACAGACAACTCGGAAAGGTTGGCGCAAAACCAATCCCTGAGGTAGAAGTTATCCGTACGCCGGATCCCAGAAAAGTGGGGCCAAACAAAAGAGATCTGCAAAACAAAGGCGTAATCGGTTTGATTAATTTAGCGGGCAAACCAGGTACGACTAACTTAAAAAACTTCCCGCAACAACAAACTGGAAGCAACAAAAAGTCGGATGCTAAGAAGAGAGCAGAAGCTAAGTCAAGTAAAAAGAAAAGGTAAACCGCCGCTCAACAACCTAAAACCCAAGCCCGTCTGGTACACTCCAGGCGGGCTTTAAATTGAAATGGACGCAGCGTCAATCAAACTAGCAGAAGATAAAGAAATCTACACCCTAAAAATAGGTGCGCTGTACCATGGTTTAGTTTGGGACGCACAAGAACAAACACTTCACATCACAGACGATGGGGTAGCCACGGCGCTCCAGGCTGCAAACACTGCGCGGAAACTAAAAAAATATAAAGATACAGGTGAGGCTCCGAAGAAAAAACAGGCGCCCCGCAAGAACACAGATAAAGTTAAAAAGACAAAACCCGTCAAGCTCTACTCCGAATCGGAAATGGCCGGAATGACGCACCTGCGTTTCCGAGAGGCGTGGGTCATATTGAACCTCAAAGGGCTCTACGTAGAAACGTCACTGACGGCAACCAAAGTCGTCAAGTACAGCAAGAACCGAGACAAAGCACAGGTATTCAGAACATACGAAGAAGCTAGTATGCTAGCTAAAACTTTAGACAGTGTACATGCAGTTGGACATACACTAAAACGATTCTTTATTGAAAGCACAAATCCAGACCCGATCAGAGAACCTAAAGCATTCTGGTGAAGAACTACACACTAAAAGTACACAAAGACACAAAAACCCTAAAGCTAAGTCTCGAAGCCAACGAAAGCGGCCACGCGCAGGCGCAAGCTGCGGACATCTGCCGAGCTTTACAGGCCAGCTCATATCAACTCGACTATGCCGAAGCAAGACCGACGCACCTAGCTGAGTTATTTAAAAAGTTGGCTGTCAATGACTTCAAACACAACGAGTGTTTTTTATGGAAGGGGCGCAACGATAAAGATGGCTACCCCTGTATCTATGTGTTCAAGGACCGGCTGTATGTCCGAAGTGTCATCCTTAAATACTTGGACATCCCAAAAGAAGACTCCCACCTGAGACTCACTTGCGGCAACCGCGACTGTGTCAACCCGTTCCACTTCAGCTACGCGGAAAGAAAAAACGAGAAGCTGACAGGCGGGGATACCCGGATGCTGCTAGCCTACGCAAGCCAAGGCGTCAGTGTCACACAGATTGCCAAGGCTTTTAACGTCCATCGCTCAACCATCTACAGGAAACTAGAACGTGAACGTCTTCACTCTCGGTCTTAGAGTCACAGGAACAGCCAACGAATCAGACGGAATCATCGATGTCATTGCAGAATCACTGCCAGCATCCGATCGCCGCATCCCAACCAAAGTCCAACTGAAACAAAAGAAAGATCACTACGTAGGCAAACTTCTCCAGAACCTGCAAGCTGACGAAACTTGTCTAGCTATCGGCCCGACAAAACCCACACCCGATGGGGTGCTGATCATGCAACCTATGCTGATCGTAACTAAGGAGAACTTTGATGATCTCCTGGCGATCAACATGTTCATGGCCACGGGTGGCCTTGGGCCGAAAGCCGATGAGGTCGAACTGGAAGACACGACTGTAACCAACAGGTCTCTCGCGTGGCAGAACGACGAGAAAGAAACCAGTTGGTTCAAGCTCAGCGCATTTGGGGAACTGTCGAAACAGTTATCCGAACTGGCGCCCGGTACGCCCACAATCGCCGTGGGTAAAGTTTCCAGTTCCACTAAAGACGAAAAGACTTTCCTGAACTACACCGTCGACCGCATTCTCTACCTTCCGAAGTCCACTCGTAGCGCACCCAAGAAAGCCGCCGATCCTGAAAAAGGTAAAGTCGCCGCTGCTGCTCTCGGTTCTATCGATTTCTCTCTCTGATTTACGATCATGGTTTTTATTGCTGGCAATTTTGAGGCTGACGAAATCCTCTGTAACGTCCCTCCGCACACTCTTCGAATTGATCTTCAGGCCCGGCGCTGGAAATCTGATGTCGACTCTGAAGCTGCCATTGTCGACGCAAACGACAACGGTATTCCGATTGAATTTATCCTGCTTGGCTTTACCCCGTTTTTCGGAAACTTGGGTATGCGGAACGGCGAGGAGTTCATTCGGATTGCTTACATCGGTGTGACGCCAAAGCATCGTCTTCTCCCGCCACGCTGCGTCACAACGACGATTATCTCGGGCAAATCTTCCCAGAAGAACTTCATTGCTTACTTCCAGAACCTCTACAACAATCGCATCAACTGTGCTGGCGTAATCACTAGCACAAAGTTTGTTACCAAGGGCTTCAGTGAGCGAGACCCGATGACGGGTCAAGATGGTAACAAGATCAATTACAACGCTCTTGAATTCAAGGATCGCCCTGCATCTACGGATGAAGAGATTCAACTGATCAAAGATGTTGGAACTTGGCTGAAGGAGAAAGGAGGGGAGATGCTTCCCGCTGCTCTCCGTTCGCATATTCCTGGCAGCAACCTTGTGGAACTGCCTCTGGGAACCGATCACGCTGAGATCAAACGCAACTTCCTGGCGGCTAATCCGGCAGGCGAGTCCGCAAGTATCTCTGGTGCGTCTGATGCGCCACGCCTGGCTTCGGCGGCAGTAGAGAAATCGGAACCCCCGGAAATCCCTACAAAGTCAAACAAGAAGGCAGTGGAGCTGACGGCTGAGCAAGCTGAAAAGCTGGGGATTGACTTCTGATCAAAACCGTCATAACGTGATCGGTAAGTAAATAGGGGAGGGAGGCATTAAGCCTTCCTCTTTTTTTATGCGACTAAAACACTCTAAGAAGATCACACACAGAGAAAAGTTAGGTGACGAATGGATTGCAATCTATGCGGAAGAGTACGAGCCTAAAACTTGGAACGTAGGTTGTTGTATTTACAGAGCTAAGCGAGCACAGAATGATTGGTACTCCGGCAAAAAAAATAAAAGAGCAAGCAAGATTAAAAACAGCAAAACACGACGTAATTACAAAAGCATTACAAGCCTATGGAAAGCTTTCAATAAAACGATTTCAAAAATAGACAGGAAAGAGACAATAATCATTTACACAACTCAGAAGCATAACGTAGCAACAATCCATAGGTACATGAGCAAACTAAAATTTATAGCTACGCCAACAGATATAGGCTGGTTTTGGGTAAGACTTCCAGAATAGTTAAGAAAGCAACGTTTTAATATCTGGTAAACCTTGATCAGATTGAGAGCACCACTTTATAAGACAATTCAAGAACCGTGTTTTGAATAAATACTGTTTATGTATAGTCTCAAAAATTTCTAACAATTCCTCCCTGCCTAGCTTCTTAGCCTGCATCATAAAATACTGATGCATAAAATCTTGCTCAGGCGTTGTCCAGTTAACCTCAGACATACAAACCCAGAAAGCGAGGAACCTAGAAGCGCAGTAGCAGCCACGCAGGGCGACGCTAGACTCACTCAGATCCTGAACGCACCGTGAGCGAGTTTTACAACCTACCAAGTGGCGTAATCAAGGCCCTGACAGAAAACCATCAAATCGATGGAACTGTCCTGGCCCCATACGATCCTCTGCACTTACTCACTGACAATCTTAGAAAGGAAAACATACCAGTAACCGTAAATGAAAATGAAGAATATTTATATGATTCAGCTTGGTGGTCTGCGATACAACCAAGGAACCCTTCATGGGCTGCAGCCGTCACTATAGGCTCTAACGAATACAATCAATACATACTTGAATACGGATTACAAGTAGCAAGTAAAGGTTTAATCATACTTGACCGCCTTTCCTTTATCGAGCCCGCCGTTAAGCGACGTAAATTTCTGCAGACTAATCCGCTGACAAAAATGATCGTCTTGTCACCTCGCCCAAAATTCAGAGCGATCGGATCCACGCGGGACTCGGTGACTGCCTGCTGGTTCGTCTTTGAAAAAAACAAACTGAACCAAGGTACAGAGATCGTGTATGCACTAGATTGGGACGCCGTTAGCCCCTTAGCGCCATTAACATGACGACGAAAATCGACAGAATCATAAAGCTCCAAGAGAATATCTTAGAGAGCCTCAACGCAGTCAATATCAAATTAGAAAAGATATGCGCAACTATGATCTCAGATCAAATCCTGCAGGAAACCGTATCCCCTGACGGAGACGTGCGGAGCCCAGAGCAGTGCGCCGAGATCATCAAAGAAAGCTTCAACGCGGGTCTTTGCTTATCTAAAGATTTGGACAGTGACCACAAAAACTTTCAATACTCTGTATCAGAGTTCTTCATTGAAGGTGAAGATGATGATAGCGAAGACGAGCCTCCTCAACCAATGAACGTGTCAAGCATCTTTTAAGTATCCCGCTATACTTCAGATAATTGACACAAGAATGTGTCCCAAACACGACTAACTCTTGACGGTTTAAGACACTACGTTTGCAACGGAGTTCACAGACCGCTGCCATCTGTAACGAGTATCTTATCTGCCACGCAGACCGAAGAAACCCGCAAGAAGCTTCAACACTGGAACCTCCAGAACCCCGGCGTGGCTGAAAAAGCTGCGGAACGGGGTTCTTGGATTCATAACTCTGTTGAAAACTACATCCGTGGGCTCAAAGTAATCCCGCCGAAGCCTTACGAACCGTACTGGCAAGACATGCCAGAACGACTCAACGATTTACTGGACGGAGCCAAAGTTCTATGGTCTGAAAAACCCTACAACCAACCGAAGTGGAATCAATACGTAGGTGAAGACGGTGTAGGCCGCCTGCACTATTACGACGACGAAACTGACGAAGGTTACGCAGGCTGCCCCGACATTATCTACAAAGATAAAAACGGCGAAGTTATCCTGGGTGACTTCAAGACTTCACTCGGCCCTTACTCCACGCGATTCCCAAACGCCAAAGCAGACATCCCCGAAACACTAAAGAAAGCCCTGATCTCAGGCGTCTTCAAACTCAAAAAGACAACCCTACAGCTCGCAGCTTACAGACTCGCAGCCGAGAAATGTCTTGGCGTAAAAATAACTAAAACGCAGATCATCGTAAGCACTCCAGTACCAGAGTTCTCAGTGCAAGTCTTTACATTTAGTGAGAACGAAATTGAAAAACATACAAAGTCTTGGATGTCTGTTGTCCGAGACTTCTACGCACAGTTGCGCACGACTTAATACAGTCTTCACACAATAGACTTGACGCCTGCGCCAGCCGTGCCAGAATAGCCGCCTCGCCTCAGCCGCCGGATGGATTTTGTTTTCTCCTGGAACGAAGAAGTCAAGAAGTTTGTTGATCCGGCGCTCGGCAAGATTGCGGAAGGCGGCAACTTCACAGCCTTCAATAACCACTGGCAGCAAGGCCACGCGGGCATCGAACGTATCGCTGAACTGACGTGCCAAGGCTATGGATTATGCGCCTGGCATTTAGTTAATGGTCAGCGAGTTAAAGGCGGCACCGGATGTATACAAGCCGGGCTGCTCATAATTGACATAGATAATCAGGCCAGTTATAAGGATAAAGAAGGTAAGAAAGTACAACAGCAAGAACTGACAGTACAAGAAGCTCTAAAATTAGACCTATGCAACCAATATCTAAGTTTCGCATATTATTCACCTAGTACAACAGAATCGTGGCCTCGATTCCGTCTGGTATTTGGCTTAGGTAAACCAATTCTAGATAAGGACTTCTATCAATGGTTTACAAGGGAAATATCAAAACAGATCCCAGGATCCGACATCAGAGCCACGCAGGTCCCGAATCTGTTCTACGGCACTTCTGATCCAAACGGTTTTATCTGTACGACAGACAAGTACATTCCAGCCGAAAAGATTGACGAAGCGTACGCGCAATTCATAAAGATACCTAAGCAAGAACAAGGTCAGTCCGACCCTGAAGAAGCGATCACGCTGGAGACTGCAGAGGACGGGGTTGAGCTGACTGCCCTGCTGAGCCGAACCGTCCGGGGGATCCTCGATGGAGAGCCTGTGGAGGACCGCTCAACGGCCATGGCGACGGCATTCAAGGAGATCATCGGCTGGGCCAACTGGCTGCGGGACAACGACGTGCCGACCCGCACGGCGCCCCTTGACGCTGCGAACCAAGTCTTCTATGCTATCTACGATTACGACCCAGAGCTTGATGGCAAATTCGATCGCATCCTGAGCAGCATCCAAGATCCTGCATCTTTAAGACCTGCAGTGACCCTGGCATCCGATGACGGCGAGGCTGCAGCTTGGAAGCGAGTCAAAACCCAAAGCGCAGACATCTACAAAGAACTGTGCCCCGCTGACATCAAAGACCAGATCAAGACCAAAAAGGTCGAACCTAAAAACTCAGTGATGTCAATCGACTTTGACTTCACTCCGACCACATCTAAATCCACATCAACTTCAACAGCTGCCCCTCCTGACATGACTGCTAACGCCACGCCGCAATCTCCGGCGCAACTGATTCAGATCCAGAACAACAACAGACAGTTCAGCGAGAACGACATCGCAGACATCATCGTAAATAATTACGGTGAGCAGTTTCTGTATGACTCCAGCCTCGATGAGTTCTTTGCCTATGACGATGCCGATGGTGTGTGGTTCCTGAACGATGAACAGCACATCAAACGGCGTATCGTAAAGACACTCGATACGTTTGTACAAGCTGGTGTGCTGTCTAAGTACAACTCAGCGACCATCAGCTCGGTTTACTTCATCCTTAAGGCAAAGCTGCTGCGCTCCGTGAACGGTGGGCGCGGATCAATCTGGCAGACAGCTCGGGGCAAGATCCCTTTCAAAAACGGAGTTCTTGACGCCAAAAGTCTGGATTTTGAAGAAGGCAACCGTCGCGACTACTTCTTCCAAACCAAACTCCCTTTTGACTACACCGAAGCGGCCCAATGCCCTGAAATTCTTAAGTGGCTGGAGTGGGCGGTTGGCAAAGAGAAAGTCGTTATTATCCGTGCTTTCTGTCGCGCTGTACTAACTGGGTACACGACCGGCGAACGGTTTCTTCACCTGATCGGTCCTGGCGGATCCGGTAAGTCCACGCTGCAGCAGTTGTTGATCGCCCTGGCTGGTTATACGGGCACCCATACCAGTGACCTAGAGACTATCGAAACAAACAGGTTCGAGTGTCACAGTCTGATTGGTAAGCGTCTGCTGCTCCTAACTGACGAGGCATCATTCAGCAAGCGACTCGATACCCTCAAGAAACTTACATCGTCTAGTGACACTCTTCGCGCCGAACGTAAGTACGGCAAAGAAGTCATCAACTTCAAACCCGAACTGCTGGTCTCTATCGCCAGTAACGAGCACATCAGCAGCTCAGACATCAGCAGCGGTTTGGAGCGCCGCCGACTGACTGTCGTGATGGATCAAGTCATCGACCCTTCGCAACGACGAAACCTCATCAGTGTGTTCCCCGATCGCATCGAGGGGGAGTTCGTACCTGAACTGCCGGGATTTGCAGCGTGGTTGCTGCAGATGCCGTTCCACGAAATGCGTGACGTTCTTGCTAACCCGGTGAAGCATGTTCCGACCCTCAATGAATCGAACTTGGATGCACTGGTATTCAACAATCCAATCTGTGCGTTTTTGGCGGACTGCTGCTTGTACGCGCCCAATAGCCACGCGGCTCTCGGTGGCGGTGCATTCCGCCCATCGATCGATGAATCGGAGAGGGGGCTTTATGTCAAGAATGCGTATCATGAAGTCTATGCAGCGTATGTAAACTACTGCAAGTCAAACGGATACAAGCACAGTGCCAAACCGCGCTTCGTGGATCGCCTGAAAGAAACTGTAAATAATGTCGTTAAAATCCCAGGTATTAACGTCAAGTACCACAACGGCAAACCAGTCGTGACAGGGATCCGGTTAAAACCCTATGACATTAGTACGGATCGGGCAGCATCAGGTGATAACCGCTTGCCCTCACCTATAGACTGGGCCATGGATCCGACCATCTGGGATTCCGCTTTCGCAGAACACGACCCCGCACCTACAGATTCAAATGCTTAAAAATTTGTACGCAGCAGTTCTGGCGACTGGAGCTTGTGCAACTGTCGCCAGCGCTGTATTTAATCCGCCCGCACTTCCGATCGCTTTATCTGCATCCGGCGGCGCTTTGGCTGGACTATCGCTAATGAACGAACAGCGACGCATAGCGGAGACAAAAATCCGCGAAGCATCGAAAGTGGCCACGGCGTTCCAACAGTCTTACGCCACAAACAAAGGTGTCGTCCAGGCTGAAGAAATCTCTGTCTACGGAGAAATCGAAATGGAAAGGGCCATTGCGTTTCTGAAAGCTTTAGCTGAAGAACACAACGGCACACAGATCGACATCGGGCGCGGAGTTACTTATGTGTTCCCACACCCTGAAAGCACAATCGAAACCATCAACGAAACGGCTAAAAACTGGGTACAGACTCAGACCCAGCAACTACAGGCGGAAAATCAAAGTCTGAGGCAAACGATTGCAGGTCTTCAAAGCCAGCAAGCTGCCGCCGCACTAGCCGCCACCAATGGCAACCGCCGCAATGCAGCACCAGAACGCGTGGCTGCTGCAAATGAAAACCCTTGGAACGAACTGCTTTGATTAATTATGACCTTCATCAAAAACGTTGACGAAATTAAAGACTACTCTTACGTGGAGATCGCTATTGATTTCGGGGAACGGAAGACTGCAGAAGAAATCCTGGCGTACGTAAAAAATCTTTCCAACCAACTAGCGGCTACAACAAAGGGCCACTACTCAGTAGAAATAAAGAAGATCGATCGGGAGCATCCTAAAGACAAGGAATAAAGCCACGCTGCATTGAACTTGTACCTATCAACTACTACCGAAGAGAAAGCGACTAATCACATGAACCTTGAAGAACGGCTACAACTTGCCGCTATTTTGCTTGTTATTTTCTTTGTCATTGGAGGGTGCATTTGGTGGATCCCACAAAAATGGGAAGCCTGCGGAAAGTTGTACAACAATCTCCCAGCCAAGATCATCTGCCTTAATTCAAACAGCTAAACCTCGTAGTGGAGGAGACTACGACCATGACTGACTACAAACAACTGTGCGCTGAGCTTTACTCAATATTTGAAAAGTACGACGACGAGTCTAATCTTGGTGGAATCTATTCGGATATGGAGGCGAACGGCATCGACATTTTGGACCGCGCCCGCGCACTGCTGGCCGAGCCCGTGCCGCCAGGACCAACGGATGAGGAGCTTCTAAGGGTGCTCGACTGTGCGACGGCCAGCTTCCCACCCAATCACCCCAAAGCAGAACCCATGACTGCTAAGGAGTATGCACTGACCCTAGAGCTGCACAAAGCCCGCGCCGTGCTTGCTCGCTGGGGCAACACCACACCCCAACCCG